GGGGATACAACTATGTATCTCTGGATTGAAGGGTCTACGCTATTTTGATCTAGTATCTTTTTAGCAGACACTAGTTTAGCCTGAGTTAATCCTGCACTTCCATGAGCGATCTTTTGCCCTGCTGGTAATGCTGTGGATGTGCTTCCGGTCTTGCCTGTACTAGCAGTACCTAAAGCTGCTGAGATCACGACATCGTCAATACTTCTGCCCATAGCCATTGCTGCTGCTCTAGCATAGGAACTCGTAGGATCTACAAGTAATCTGATTTTATCGGGATCATCAATTAAATCTGCATACTCATAGGTTGACATTGTAACCATTCTTCTTGCGTGTGGTGTTTCCATCAATGGAGTATCACCATGACGGGAAGTTCTTACCTGTGCTACAGCAGAACCTACCTGATCGAAAAAAGCTTTCTCACCAGTAACAGTTTCCACATCAACTGCTTCTCTTAGTAGAGAACCCATTTGTTGACTTAACATGGTTATATTACTGCTAAACTGGTTTACAAAAGCTGTAGTAATTTGCGTACTCATAACGCTCTCCTTGTAAAAAAGTTAATAATATTAAGAAAACAAATTGCTACCCTGCTTTCGCAGGACACTTCTATATTTAAGGTTAATCACCTTTAGCTGTCGGAGCTACCGGTAAGGGCTTTCGCTTATCTTACTTTACGTTCTTCTGTAAATTCTATTCCTCTTCTGGGTGCATATACTCCATAAGCTCCTGTACTTGCTGTACAGTTCTCATGTGATCTGGATGCTTCTTATCCCAGTAGGGGCCGCCATCACGAGGGTCTCCTCGCAAGGCTGCAATCTCTTTTTCTGCATCAGCAGGAGTATACTGCTGTGCTTCTTTCCCGCCAATCATTTTATCTTCTCCTAACTTTCCTGTTATGTAAGAACCAATGTTGGCTAGTGTTTTTATAAATACAGGATCATTTCCTAATGGCAATCCTTCCTGTGTAACGAGTTGGTCAAAATCTTTTGGTGCAAACTCTGCAAGCACATTTCTTGCTTCCTTCATTTTATTATCATACGCTTTGCCCCATTCTTTTTTCAACGCAAGCTCTGCTTCTCCTTTGATGATCTCTACATCTTCTGGAGACGGGGGAGCATTTGCAGCTTTTAGTTCTGCTTCTTTGCTCATGTATTCTTGAAAGATTGTGTTTGCTTGTCTATCATTTAGTCCTGCTTTATGTGCAAGACCTCTGTACCAAGCATCTATATCTTTATCTACCTTAGCTCCTTCTTTGAGTTCTAGTTTATACCCATCAGCATTTTCTGGTCTACCTAACTTTGAATAGACATTTGACCAATCATCATCATTTGCCCACTTGCCGGGTATTGCTAGCTTGTCTGCTCCTATCATGCTTTGTGCATGGATCGCAGTCTTTGCTAAGGACTCAATACTATTTGCATTGTGTATTAATTGATTATCTCTTATATCTTCTGGTAAACTTGCTTTCCAATCTTCAGACGGAGCCTGCCCAGTTTCCACCGGAGCTTCCGCTACCTGTTGTTCTTCAGCCATGTGTTATTCTCCTTTGTTAATGTTATCAGATATTTCTACGTTGCCATTCGCCCATGACAAAGTAATAGCTCCTTGATTACCGGCATCTTCTTTTTTATCTCTGATCCCGTAAGGTTGTATTCTTGCTAATGTCCATTTTAAGGTATCTACTTCTAATCTTCTACGCTGCACTTCTGCATTCATGAACCTTGCATCCATTCCATCAGGTAGTGGGCTAGTTGCTAGTTCCGCTAGATGATCGCTATACCATTCTGCTTGTAATATTCTTCCCCTTCTATATATTTCCCATAACTCTTCATCCTTTTGAACGGAGCGGGTAATCGTTCTGTATGAAGGAAGATCGGGGTATTGTTTGCATATTTTTACAAGACTTTTACCCGCAGCCATTTCTTCTGCTATTTTTTCCATTATCTTTTTTGTAACTTTTTTCATTTTTCTTTTGCTTTTTCATCTAATGGTTGAAAGTCATTTAGTTGTCTAAATATAAAAAACAAGACACTTCTTGCTCCCTGATTATATGCAGTCGTGTCTGTCTCTCCTCGTACAAAAGTATCTCTATCATAGAAACGCTCTCGTAAATCCTGTAACACTTTTTGCCCTTCATCGGACTTAAATATTAATTTATAATCTTCGTGCATTACTGTAACGCCTTCAATGCAGGAGCAGCTTTACCTGCGGCTTCTGCTGTTTGTAGAGCTTCTTGTTGCTCTGCCATTTGTTGTTGCTGTTGTTGTCTTGCTTGCCTTTCTTCTGCAACCTGTTCATCGCTTTTGATTGTTGAAGCAGGTACACCTAATATTCTAATAATATACTTTGCTAATCCATCCATGTCCACATAATCAAACACAGTAGGATTAACTTGTGATAATGGAGCAAGCATCTCAAACAATCGCATTGCAGATTGTACATCGCCAAATCTTTGAGCTTTTGCTAATGGTGATATATATTCTATCTCAACATCATTGTTTTGTAAAAACTCAGGAGCAGTAGCAAACTTCTTATCACGCACTAATACATTATAACAACGCTCTATCAAAGGTTGTAGCATCTCTGCTTGTAATCTTCCCAAGACTGGGCCAAGTAATCGCATCTTCTCTTCTGTTCTCTGTATCACTTCGGTAGCAGTCATTTGTGGGCCTTGCGATAAAATTAACTGATCAACATAAAATGCAGATCGGATCGCATTCCTTCTTTGCTCTTCCATATTCAAGCCTAGAGAATTGTTTGCTCCTATATTTAAAGGCTCAATCCTATCTCTGGTGCCAGAACGATAGTAATTCAATCCACCCGGCACAGTTCTTATTGGCATCATAAACCCATCATCAGGGAGCATCAGAGGAGGATCTACTTGCTTTTGTGCAGAGCGGATTGTTACCTCAGCCATCTTGTTAAGCATCTTTGTGTCTGCTAATGCAGTCATAGCTGGAGATCGGCCATAACCACGCTCAAAAGAAGCTTTGAGGAATCTTGGACACACATAAGGTAGTTCATCATATCCGCCTTCGGATATAGTTTTTTTATCGTGTGGATCTATATACACACTAGCAAATGGTTTATTTAATGTATCTAACTGTGTTACGTCATACGCTTCTCTTGGAAATACAGCGTGCAATAATTCTACTTCTTTGTATGGCTCCATCCTTGCCATATTCTGTAATCTTGGAGGTAGGTTGTCATTACCAAACATCGTTCTCATTGCAATACAGGTCATCTTAAATTTTCTATATACTGTATCTACTCTACCTTCTGCATCTTCGGCTAGGTAACATTCGGCTATATGCCTTGTGCTAAAACGTAAATCGCTTTGCTCATCCTTTTCTATACTCATCACTCCGGTGCCAAACACCACTAAGTCTGAATATAATTCGTGTACTGCTTCTGCAAAGTTAGAGCGATTGATTGCTGCATACATAACATCGGTTACCCCTTCTAACCATTCCTTTGCTTCATCGTTTCCATCAAGCTCTCTGTCTTTAAAACGCAAGCTAAACCAAGGTGTAGAAGGATTAGTCAACATACCATGTAAACTTGCCGCCAACATTTCTGCTGCATGAATAGCTGTACCATCAAAGACTAATTCTGTACGCTTATCACCAGAGGTACGCTTCTTGGTTATGTCTGCTTTTCTAGGACTTATAAAGTCTGCGAGTTGCTGCCAATGACTTTCCCAGTTGCTTCTTTGATCTACCAAAGTTTTAAACTGGTGCATTATGGCAACTGCTTTTTTATCTTCAGCCATCTATCCTCCTAACAAGGTTTTTACAGAAGTGCTATCTCCTGTAGCGGTTAATCCTTGGGTACCCGTTAATATCGTAGTACGCTCTCCTGACACCTTTCTTCTCTTCCTATATTTAGGACTATCATCTTCTGCTCGTATAGCCGGTGCTGGTTGTACTACTGGTGGTGCAGGTTGTGCAGGTGGCGGTGCTGGTCTTGATGGCCTACTTATAAATCCACCCATCTTAATATCCTCCTAGTAATGTAGGAGTTATACTTGTGTCTGCTTCTGCTGTCAAGCCTGCTGGCCCAGTTAGCATTGTGGCACGCACACCTCTTCTTCTTTTTAATCTATCCTCTTCCTTATCTATTTCTGCACGCTCTACCGGTTTAATTGCTGGTGGAGGGGGTGCTGGAGGAGGTGGTGGCGGTGTCGGCATTTTTGGTGATAAAAAACTCATCCTGCTTCTCCTGTGTGTGTAAATGGGTTATAACTACTAGATGCCATCCTTTGCATGGGTTGGCTCCAACTATTTCTTTCTTTTAATCCTACAGCCAAGTATCTGTAAGCATCACTTGCATGGCTTGACCAGTTGTGAACAGGGCTGTTACGAAAGCTTCTTGTTCTCTCGTTATAGGCTCTATGGTAATGCCTTAGTGCATCCAGCCCTATCTTGCATCGCTCACTATCAAACCAACAACGTGGTATTAACATCTGAGCTGCGTGTATTCCATCCTCTAATGGTAGCTTCGGTGCTACTCGAAAGTTCAAACCTAGATCATAAGCAATCTCTCTTCTGCTCTTTCCTGATCCCAACTCTCGTACTTCTATATCGTGTGGTGCTACATGGTCTCCATATAAGTATTTCTTTCTTTGAAGTACATCTACATT